AGCGATAGTTGACCATGGGTTAAAAAAAGGTGCGATACTAGTCACATTTCCCGGTGCCAGAAGTGTGGTGGCTCCAAGGTTGTGGTATAACTGCACGTTTTCGCATGCTATATCTTTGTACTTCGTCTCGGTCTTCTTGTTCAGAACCCGATTCACCCGACTCTGAAATGTTCGACGATTGCGACGATAAGACCTCCCACGAGTCATCGCTGTCCGACTCCTCTTGTACGCTCTGCTGTAGCGTCCCGAAAGACGACTGAAACGACTCATTCATCCACGATACTCATTTTGAGAAAATGCCCCTTAATATTATAGGGGCATTTTCCTCATTTCCTCAATTCCTCACTTGAACTAACTCTTTTGTGGTCACGTCCCCCAGAGCGGGTCCGTGACTATAGAACATTCCATCAGAACCGACACTAAAATAGTTGATATTAACTTTTCTAGTTCCATAACATCCTGGCAGGGGTGTGTGTGTGTGTGTCTATGAGTTTCAGGTTCCAAGGTAAACAGGTCCTCCTCACTTATCCCAAGTCAGGACCGTTGGACAAGGGGTTGTTGCATGATTTTATTAATCACAAACTCAAGGAAGAAGCAGATGTGAAGATCTGCCATGAGAAGCACCAAGATGGTACTATCCACGTGCACGCATGCGTGCAAACCAAGAAGCGTATGGACATCAAGAATGCCAATTTCTTGGATTACAATGGTCACCATTGCAACTTTACCAAGCCTAAGACAAATGACCACTGGCGTAACCAGGTCAAATACATGGAGAAGGAAGACCCAGATGTCTATGGTAATATTGATGTTAAAAACACCAAAGAGGAAGACTTTTTGATGGCATGCGACTACGTGAAGCAGTGCAAGAACAAGCGGGATATCTACAAGCCGAGCCCGCATCTGATGGTTATTTCGAGCAAAGTCATGTTTTTCGAGAACTTATGGGCCTCGACTGCACAGAAAGCTGCGACTGTCATCAAGTACAAGCCGGAACAGTTCCAGGAACCGATGCTGACGGATCTGTCAATTTCTATCCTAGTCCAGGGACCGAGTGGGATTGGGAAGACCCAATGGGCCTTGGCACACTTTGAGAAGCCGTTACTGGTTAGTCATATGGACAAGTTAAAGGACTTTGACCCCGAGAGTCATGATGGGTTAGTGTTCGACGACATGAGTTTCAATCATTTACACGCTGAGGCAATCATTCATTTATTGGACAATGCAAACGACCGTGATCTCCACGCGAGATACGAAATCGCAAGTATCCCTGCAGGCACTAAGAAAATCTTCTGCCATAACAAGGTCAATATCTTCATCCCCGAAAAGGGGGTCGACGAAGGGCAACTCGTTGCGATCAAACGGCGATACAAACTCGTTCAATTCCACAAGAGCCTGTTTTAAATATCTTTGTAATAAAGACGCATTGCTCCAGCAATTGATGTGACATTGTCGGTCTCTATCGTAGAATACTGCTCATACGGAATAGCATAAACAGCTAGCGGCTTGTTCACAATCTCTGTTAGATTGTTATCGAATACGATGTCGCGAGAGCGCTTACGCTTGATCCAAAGCTTAACTGTTTTGGTACGTTCTTTACCTCCGCCAGAACCGGAAATATGCCCATTAAGTGCATCACCCATGCGATGTACACGATCATAGAGAAATTTGACACCTTTGTCCTGATCTGCTGGAATCAGCATATTATTACCCAATCCGGTGAATATCTGGAAAGGATAAAACACATTCGTTGTGACGGTGTTATTGTACATCTTTGGCAATATTGCCACGATAATGCGAACCATAGTGTTCGGACGATCTACTTTGTTAGCCATGTATAGCTTAAGTGACATTCCACGAGGTGTAATCTTATCTCCTACACGTTCATTGCGGCCAGTGCCGCGAGCGATAGTTGACCATGGGTTAAAAAAAGGTGCGATACTAGTCACATTTCCCGGTGCCAGAAGTGTGGTGGCTCCAAGGTTGTGGTATAACTGCACGTTTTCGCATGCTATATCTTTGTACTTCG